AGCACCTCATGATATACAAGCTAGGGAATTAGGAACAGGAAAATCTAGATTAGAAGTTGCTAACGATTTAGGAATAGACTTTGAAGTTGCTCCTAAATTAGAGGTTGATCATGGTATAGAATCTGTTAGAAATGCTTTACCACATTGTTGGTTTGATAGAGAAAAATGTAAATTAGGTTTAGATGCATTACGTCAATATCGTAAACAATGGGATGAGAAGAACCAAGTTTTTAAGAATAAACCTTTGCACGATTGGTGTTCACACGCAGCAGATGCGTTTAGATATGGATGCGTACATGATCCTATTGATACATCAGACTGGCAAAGACCAATAAATGTGGATTATAAATATATAGTATGACAGAAAATGAAATTGTAGCAATATTAAATAGAGAACTAAGAGCATCATCAGGTTATATTGGTGGTGAGATAGTATCTCGTAGACGTAAGTCTTTAGAATATTATTTAGGTAAACCTTTTGGTAATGAACAAGAAGGAAGATCTCAAGTCGTTAGTACAGACGTATCCGATACGATTGAATCTTTAATGCCTTCTTTAATGAAAATTTTTACAGCTGGAGATAATGTATTTCATTGTGAACCTGCTGGGCCTGAAGATGAGAAGGTAGCTAAACAAGCTAGTGATTATATTAACCATGTTTTCTATAAAGAGAACAGAGGTTTTTCTGCATTGTATACAGCATTCAAAGATGCCTTAGTACAAAAGAATGGTATCTTAAAAGTTTATTGGGATGACTCTGAAAAAACTACAAGAGAAGAATATAAAAAATTAACAGATGATGAATACAATTTGTTACTTGCAGATGATGAAGTTAAAGAATCAGAACATCAAGAATACGATGAAGAATTTAAAGATAATAATGATAAGGTTATTGATACAGTAACATTTCATGATGTCGTTATTCATAAGACACAAAAATATGGACAAGTTAAAATTGATCCTATTCCACCTGAAGAATTTTTAATAGAACGTAGAGCTAAGTCTATCGAGTCTGCTAACTTTGTTTGTCATAGAGTAAGTATGACTAGAACTCAATTAGTAGAAATGGGTTATGATAAAGATATGGTTTATGATCTACCTACTGGTGATTCAGAATATTATTTAGAAGATAGACAAGTAAGATACCAAGATACAGATTTCTCTGCACCACAAGATAGAGGTGATAATTCTTCTGACGAAATATTAGTACATGAATGTTATGTAAGATTAGATGTTAATGGTGATGGTAAATCAGAATTAATGAAAGTCTGTTTAGCAGGTAATGGATCTTATAAAATATTAGATATGATGGAAATTGATTCAATTCCTTTTGTTTCAATGACTCCAATTATTATGCCTCACAGATTTTATGGTAGATCTGTTTCTGAACTTATAGAAGATATACAATTAATTAAATCTACTGTTATGAGACAGATGTTAGATAATATGTATCTAACTAATAATAATAGAATTGCTATTCAAGATGGTCAAGTAGCTATGGATGATCTTTTAACAAATCGTCCAGGTGGTATTGTAAGAACTAAACAACCACCACAAAATGTTATGCAAGTCATGACAGCTCAACCTATTACAGAACAAGCTTCAGGACTATTAAATTATTTAGACTCAGTAAGAGAAGCAAGATCAGGTGTTACAAAATCTTCACAAGGTTTGCAATCAGATGCACTTAATACAGATACTGCAACTGGTATGAATCAAGTTTTAACACAATCTCAAATGAGAATGGAATTGATTGCTAGAACTTTTGCAGAAACTGGTGTTAAAGATTTAGGAATTAAGATATTTGAATTACTTTGCAAGTATCAACAAAAAGAAAAGTTAGTTAGAATTAGAGGTGAGTTTATACCTATGACTCCATACGAATGGAGAAACAGAGTTAACTTATCTGTTAAAGTAGGATTAGGTACAGGTTCTAAAGAACAACAACTTATCCTTCTTAATGGTATTTTACAAAGACAACTACAAGCAATACAATTACAACAGAATGTATATGGCCCAGTAGTTAATCTTAAAAATATATATTCTACATTACAAAAACTTGTAGAGAATGCAGGTCTTGGAAGTGTAGAACCTTTCTTTATGGATCCTGAAGTAGGTGCAGCACAAATGCCACCACTTCCTCCTAAACCACCAACAGAATTTGAAAAGGTATCATTAGCTCAAGTACAAGGTGAAAACCAAAGAAAATCTCTAGATGCTGAAGTATCTATGAAAAAACTAGAATCTGAATTAAGACAAAGTATGCTTGATTTCGAACTGAGAGTTAAAGAGATGGAACTTAAATATGGTACTAAAATAAATGAGCTTGAAATGAAGAACCGATCTGTGGTAGAAACACAACAAGTTAAACAATCAGGTGATTTATTTAAAGAAATAATGAAAGGTCAAAAAACATTTTTTAATGACAAAGGATCTAACAAAACAGATTTCGCAGGGAACAAAGGCCCAGTTAATACTGGACGAACCCCTGATGAAAGAGGCGATTAGTTATTTAAAAACTCGATACAAAGAGGAAATATTTAACACGTCTTATAAAGATCACGATCAAAGACAAGTTCTTTGGATGGCCTATAATATGGTCGACAAAATCAAAGGACATCTTGAGTCTGTGATGAATGAAGGAAAACTAGCCTCCAAAGAGCTAGATCAACTACAAGACTTAACTAAGTAATTAGAAGTCTATTTCGCTAATCCAATCCAGGAAGCGATCAACCTAAAAGGAGAATCTATGCAAGTAGATAAAACTATAAAAGGTGCTGCTGATAAAATAACAGGATTACTGAATCCTCAAGAAGGACAATCAGAACCTGAGAAAAAACAGACAGAACCACAAGAGCAAACACAGGAAAAACCAGTTGAAGAAACTAAACCTGATGTTGTTGAAGAAGTTAGCCAATCCGAGACTGAGGAAGCTAAACCTGAAACTGAAAGCTCTGAAATAACTGAGACAGAACAAACCGAACAACAAGAAGCACAAGAACCTTCACTCCACCGAGTCAAAGTACAAGGTCAAGAGTTAGAGGTCAGCTTGGACGAATTGAAATCAGGTTATTCAAGAGACTCAGATTATAGACAAAAGACTCATGCTTTATCGCAAGATAAGAAAACACTTGATGAACAAAGACTGAGCCTTAGTCAAACGTATGACAGTAAGCTCAAAGAATTGAATGATTTAATTGGCATGGCCAGTAACTATATCAGTCAACCTTCTAACGATGCAGATCTTAAAAAGATGTATGAAGAAGATCCTGCGAATGCTGCTAAGATAGATTTTGAAATGCGTCAGCAAAGAGAATCTTTTAATAAACTAAAGTCTCAAACTGAAGCAATCAAAGCACAGCAGTATAATCAATACATAGAAGAACAAAAAACTTTGGCAGCAACTAAGATCCCTGAATATAGTGATCCAGTTAAGTCTGTTACTTTCAAAAATCAGATGAAACAATCTTTATCTGAATATGGATTTAACGAACAAGAAATTGGTTCATTAGCAGATCATAGATTCCTTATGGTTCTAAGAGATGCAATGGGATACAAAGCCTCAAAGGCAGCACCAGTAACTAATAAAAAAGTTACTACAGCTCCTAGAGTAATTAAGTCAGGAACTCCTAAAATGGAGGATTCTAAACGTGCTACTGTTAAACAAAAAATTGGTAGAGTGAGAAAGTCAGGTAAACTGAACGATGCTCATTCTGCTATTCTTGAAATAATCTCAAAAAACAAATAGGAAAATAACATGGCACAACCAACAAACACATTTGATACGTACGATGCAGTAGGTATCAGAGAAGATTTGCAGGATGTTATTTACTCAATTTCTCCAACTGAAACTCCTTTCATGAGTGCAGCTGCGAGAGAGCAAGTAAAAAATACATTCCACGAATGGCAAACAGATAGTTTAGCAGCAGCAGTTACTAACAATAAAGTTATTGAAGGTGACGATGCTACACTAGATGCATCAACAGCAACAGCTAGAATCGGTAACTACACACAGATCATGGATAAAACTGTAGTAATTACTGGTACACAAGAAGCTGTAGACAAAGCTGGTAGAGCAAGTGAACTTGCATACCAAATAGCTAAAAAATCCAAAGAGTTAAAAAGAGACATTGAGTCTACTTTATTAACTAACCAAGTAAGAGCAGCTGGTAACTCATCAACTGCAAGAACTTTCGGTTCTATTGGTGCTTGGATTGCAACGAATGATAACTTTGCAGCAGACGGATCATCTCCAACTGCAGCAGATGCTTCTGATGCTAGAAATGACGGAACTCAAAGAGCTTTAACTGAAGCTATGTTGAAAGACGTTATTAAAGGTACTTGGAACTCAGGTGGTAACCCATCTGTAATTATGGTAGGCCCATTCAACAAACAGAAAATCTCAGGATTTACTGGTGGATCTACTAGATTCGATGCTTCAGAAGATAAAACTTTATACACTTCAATAGATGTATATTCTTCTGATTTTGGTGATCTAGAAGTTGTTCCTAACAGATTCTCTAGAGATAGAGATGCATTAGTCTTAGATATGGACTACTGGTCTGTAGGATTCTTAAGAGACTTCACAATGCATGAACTTTCAAAAACTGGTGACTCAGAAAAAAGACAGCTATTAGCTGAACTTACTTTGATCTCTAGAAATGAAGGTGCTTCAGGTGGAGTATTCGACTTAACAACATCATAATCTATAAATACATAGGGGAGTAACCTCAACATACTCCCCTTGTATCAACCCAAAATATGAAGTATTAAGAGGTCAATAATACGGAACATACAAAGGAGAAAACATGAGAACATTAAACGACTATTTTTTAACTGCTGAGATCGAAGATATTAGTACAGCATCTTCTACATTTGTTGCAGTACCTGATGGTGGAAAAGTAATAAAAATTATTACTGCTCTACAAGGTGCTATATCAGGTGGTAATGCTGCATTATCTTTTGAGATTGGTGGCACAGCTATAACTGGTGGTGGCATTACTGTTGCCCATTCAGGATCAGCTGCTGGAACTGTAGATTCATCTGAACCTACTGCTGCTAACAGAGTAGAAGAAGATGGTACAATTGAAATCATTACAGATGGTGGCTCTACTGGAGCTAAAAAATGTCTTGTTACATTAGTAATAAGAAGATAATTAATTAAGGGGAGAGCAATCTCCCCTAACAATCAAATAAAGGAAATACAAATGCATATAGCAATGAGACCAGTTACAACTGTAAAACTTGCTTCAGGTGGTTCATCTTCACAGACTGCTGCTTTTGAAGCTAATATAGAATACGTTAGAGTAATATCTGATGCAGATGTTCATGTAGAATTTGGAGTTAATCCAACTG